AATTCCCTGAACAAAAGCATCAGGAGCAGAAGGATCGGCAACGATATCTGCTGCTGTTGCAAGCATAAAATCTTCACCAACAACTTTATGACCTTCATTGGTCATCTTTAATGAACCTACACCACGAGAAGAAACACCAAGACAAACTCCTTCACCGATAAGAGATTTTGCAATCTTACCCATTGGAGTTTCAAGTAGTTGTGCTTTCCCTCTAAAATTATTTCCCTCTTTAGTGAGAGAAACAATTTTGTGAGAAACACGATCAAGATTTACAGTTGGACCATCAGGGTGTCCAAGTTCTCCAAGAGCACGACCTTTATCAATGAATGATTCAGTATATCTCTGAACTTCGCGGGAAAGAGTCTGCATAGGATACATTCTACCATTACGGTTGCAAATGTCCCCTTGAAGGAAAACTCCTTCAATATACATTTTTTTCTGAGATCCTTTACCTTCAGTAACAAATTCTACTTTTTGAATTTCTTCTGTGATGAGTTTCATTGAATTAATTTGTAAACGCTACTTTATTTGCTTTAATTTCTTCCGATGTCCAAATTACATCGGAACCTAATTTTGCTAAAAATTCAACACTTCCACCAGGAACTGCAAAATATGATGTAGTTGCAGCTCCAACTATCGTCGATACGCCAACAGTGACAATACCTGCAGTATTATTGTATAAACGAACACAGGTAGCAGAACTGATACTCGTAGCAGTTCCTGCTGTTGTGCCAGTATTTACTTCAGTTTCAATGATTTTTGTAATTGGCATTACTCTTGATCCTCTTCGCTAGTTACTTCACCAAATATAGAATTTGCAATAGTTGGTCTAGAAGCTTCAATCCTGTCTGATGCCTTAGCATACAAAATTTCTTTAACTTTGTCGCTAATATCCGATGGTGCAGAATCAGTTGCAATCAAATCGATAATTTCTTCCATAAAAATATTCGCTTATTTTAATATCAACTATTTATATCTCTGCTTTTTTAGCATCTTTTTGTGCTTGAGCATTAACATCATCAGATTGTGATTCTAAATCAGGTTCAGTAGGAACATCTCCCATCATACCCATCTCACCTTCTTGAGGTAGTGGTTCTCCTGTTACAGGATCAATTGAGTTTGGATCTGGAATAATACCCTTGTCTATTTCTTTTTTGATTTGCTTATCTATTTCAATAATTTCTGAATCAGTTTGTCTAAGAATTCTTTTTCTAACATAATCAGCAGAAAAATATTTACCAATGTATGGTTCAATTGTAGATAATAGACCCAAACGCTCAGTCATTAATTCTGATTCTTTTAGTTCTGCAAATTGATTATCATATAAAAAGTCATATTGAATATGATCAGAAATTCTTTCCCAATCTTCGGGAGCAATAATATTTTTCAGAATCAACTGAGTGCGAAGCATATCATTGAAAAGATTAGCAAATCTTTTTCTTAAACGACCTACAAATTTAGCAAATTTAAGTTCGTCTCTAAGTATTTCTGATGATCTTCCTAAATTAAAACCGCCCTCATTTGCAATTCTTGATTCTGGTACACCAAGAGATCTATAAAGTTTTTTCTGGAAATATTCAATATCAGAAAGTTCTCCAAGATTTTGTCCACCTGGAAGAGTTGTAATTTCAGTTCCTCTACCACCTTCACGGCGAGGTAACCAAAAATCTTCAAGCATACTCATAAACTTACGATCGTCACGAACTTCCCCAGTTGAAGCATCATAGACTAATTTGTTACGATAACGATTCATAACATCACGCAAATATTGCTCTGCCTTTACCTTTGGAAGATTGCCAACATCAATGTAGAAAATTCTGCGTTCTGGTGCGCGTGATAGTCTGTAAATCACAAGAGAATCTTCGACCATACGAAGTTGATTCAGTGATTTAATTGCTTTATGTAAGTATGATAAAATAGTTCCTTTGTTTCTATCAACTAAACCAGAAGTGCAATATGCAATTGAATCTTTTGCAATTTTTATTGATACTTGTTTTGCAGAAGATCCTCCCGTTAAAAAGTTTCCGGAAGATCCAGGAAAACTTGGAGAAGGTGTATATACATAATACTCTTCTATTTCAGGAGAAAAAATCTTTGCTTGATTATCAATTCTTGGAGAATTTACTAATTTTAAATCGTTAGGATCTGCCTTTTTTTCTTGTCTAACATATTTAATCTTCATTGGATCGATATATCTAATCTCTTGAATCCCATCTTGGGGACTCTTTATATCGATAACTTTTAAGTAAAATAATCTACCATCAACATACCAGTTTCTAAAAATTTCATGGCACTTTTTATCGAAGTCCATGATTTCTTTGATATATGTAAATTCTTCTCTTATTTTTTCTTTTATTTTATCACTTGCATTTACATTTGATAATTCAATTTCTACCGGAGAATCATAAAGATCACTTACAATCGCTTCATTTACAACATCTTCAATGGCATTATCACATTCTGGATGCAATGCCATCTCACGATATCTACGAATTAAATCATATTCTGTTCTATAAACACCTTCAATATCAACATATTGACCATAAAAACCACTTTGAATATAGTAATCAACCCCGTCCTCATTTGATTGAGGTACGGGGGAGACCACCGAATCTGGTTTTTTTTCTGAAGGATCAATAGAAAACCCAAAAAGTTTCGCCATTTTATAATTTATAAACCGTATTAATTATTATTTATTCAATGTCTTTTGTACTAGAAACAACATCACCATCACCCTTTTCAGCAGACCACCACTGAACTTGGAATTCTACAGTAAATTCCTCAATAGTATCAGTGGTTTCAAACGATAAATCAATCTGAGAAATATTTGTAGGAAACACACCATAAAATTTATAACTTCTTAATTTGGATCCGTCACGATCAAGTTGATGTACTTTTACACCATCAACCTGATAATCACTAGGATCTACTTCTCCTGTTGCATCATCATGTTTATTAATTGTATTCATCCACTCCTCAAAAGCAGATCTTATATTAAAGTTGGTATCATTAATAACAGTTACAGTCCAAGTATCAAAAGTTCTGTCGCCAGCAATTTTTAAAATCCTTCCTCTAAATGGAACTTCAATTGGGGTAATATTTGATGCTGGAAGAGCAGCAGCCTTTACTAAAAATCTATCCAAATCATTTTTTGAAGAGTCTAATTTAATTCCAGTAGGGAAAGATAATTCAACTTCAAATAAGTTAGGTCTTGCACCACCACCACTTAATCTGCTTTTTAGTTCTGTGATTGTTCTTAGGGCCATTTTTAATCTCCGTAATTAGTTTGATAAAAAATTAAACATTCCCAATAATTTCTTCAAAAGAAATACCAGATCTTGTAGCAACGAATGTAAGACCAATATAATTAATAGATCTAGATGGTTTGATATAAATGTCTGCAATAAATTCATTATTATCTATTATAGAGGCTGTGTTATTTGATTCATCGCAGATAACTCTAAATTCTTGAATACCTCTCTTTGACTGAACATCACGGAGGAAAGGTTCTACAATGTTAATAAAGTTATTTCTTGTCACATCATCATTGAATTCAAACAACTGATCCTTTGCGGCAGCACTAATAGCATTTTCTAGGAAGATAAACAACCTACGAACGTTAATTCTATCAAATGCAGATGCCTTCGCTAAACCTGTCTTATCACCAAATAGAACTATTCCACCACCTGGAGAGAATACAACAGGATTGATTCTATTAGTATATAAAGTATCTCTTTGAGATTGAGTTGGATTGTATGCTAGTTTGACCGCATTCAAAATAGAACCTCTTACTGTTCCAGCAGGAGAGAACCATGGGAAGTTATTTGCATCATTTCTAGCACAAAGACCAGCAATATCACCATTTAATGGTACGTATCTGAAGATTCTATTGAATCTATCGTACATGTACTTATATCCACTATCAAATACCCCATAAGAAGATGATGGTACAGCACTATAAAACTCAACTACTCTGTCAGTGATAGTTGTTGGTGAATTAACTGTAACCTCACCAATTACAGAGTCATTCAAGAACGCTAATCTATATGGAGAAATAAATGCGATTGCATCTTTTCTATCTTCAGCAACTTCAATCAGTTTACTGGCGAGTGCCTGTGCCTTCTCTTTTTCATAATTTGCAGAACCCATAATTAAGAAATCGACCTTATACTCTTCAACATTCTTAAATAATTCGTAAGAAGTTGAAAGGTCTGCTAAGTCTGTAGATAGCGATCCAGTGCTTGTAGTATCAGATTGTCCATTGTAATTTTTTCCTCCACCTAAGGTCATATTAAATGCACCAATAGTTCCAAAGGTTACTCCATCAGTGTTTTGATCCCAAGAAATATCTGTTAATTGAGTAAATCCACCACTGAATCCTGTTGTTGTTACTCCAGCTGGTTGACTTCCACCAAATAAATACTGTGAGTTTTCTGCCAGATAAGATCTCCAATAAGATGGAGAACCTGCAGAATAAAGACCATCCTTTGCTTTTGAAAGATTTAAATGTTTTTCTAAAATAGTTCCTTCATTACCTGTAATTTTTCCTTCTGCATCAATAACAATCATATGGAATTCATCAAACCTAGAATTTCTAGAATCAGAGAAATTCGATGTTTGTGGTTTAGGTGCAATAGACGACCAAGATCTGGTTATTGCAGTTGAAGAAGTGACAGGGAAAGACTGTTGTGAATACCAATCAAGTTGAGAAACAACACTTTTTGTTGCGTTTTCACCAGATAGGAA